TAACCCACCTTCACAAGAAAACACATAAGGACTGAGGCCAGATTCATCTGCCATTTAAAACCTCTAAAATCTACCAGCAATAGTACTAGCACTATACCTTTGTGAATATGGAATATAAGTAGACCTAACATAGTCAGCACGGTTAAGCAAAATAGTTTGCATCTGTTTAATGCCTTCTTCAAATCGTGAAAAGTTAATGCCGTATTGTTGTGCTTCTCCACGATACTGATAAGCGTATGCAGTTGCTCCATCTACTACTACTTGCCTGTATTGTTCTGGCACAGTAGGTACATCTGTTGCCGCAGATAGTGCTGTAGGTTTTTTATAATATTCATATTTTAATTGATAGGCTTTATCAGGATACGGGTACAATCCGTAATTATTATCTGGTGTGCGAAATATGTAGATAGGAACTGCACCTACATCAGATGTAGTTTCTTGGTCAATATATTTTTGTGTATATTCTTTGTAATCAAGAATACGCAAAGTAACACCTGATACAGCAAGAGTGTCATCTTTGCTAATACGGAATGTGTCGTAGTCAACAGACTGTGTGTCAGCAGGGATAGTGTAACGTGTCTGTCCCACTACTAATGTTTGTGTTTCTGTAGCATGTGTAAAAGGCCAACCAAACTCACGTTGATTAATATAGTTGATAGCATCGTTGACAGCATTTTGACATTGTACTTGAAAACCTCTAGCTGCAGTAAAATTAGATGCAGTAAGGGCTACCTCGTTCATACGAGCAAGTACCTCATTTGTAATGTCTAGGTAATTATATGCCATCATGCATCCTTATAAAATGAAAGTAAAGGGGCAAGTTGCCCTGCCCCAATACTATGTTAGTTAAGCAAAGTCACGTGCTACTTCTTGAGCAGTCAAGTCACCTACATCATTGCAATCCATGATGACAGCCCAGATACGGAGTTTACCCGTAGTAACTGCGCCACCTGACAGGGTAACAAGTTTGAGGTCGATGTTGTCATCAGCAACAGCCATCCGTGGAGAATAAGCTGCTGGGTTCTGTGCTACAACACCTGCTGCTGAAGTTCCATCAAAACCGTCAATGAAATCTTCAGCTGCAATCATGCCAAGGTCTACAGTAAGAGTAGAACCATCAGAGGCAGTATCGACTTCAATACCTGCGTTCATTACCATCATGCCTTTTTTAACAGCAATTACAGGAATGACATCACCAGCGGCAAGTGCGCCACCTTTGTCAGACAGTGCTGTTGCAAAGTCAAATGTGGTCTGAACCATGTATGGATTACGCCCACGCTGCGAGTTGCCACGTGCAGCTTGGAGAGTGTTATCACCTAGTGCCATAATCTATTCTCCTTATACCAAGCAGTATTTGGCGTTGACAAGAGCCTCTGGACGGAGAATCTTGCGGCCATACAGATGCATACCACGGACGATATCTGCAAAGCTGTCCGGGTCGCGATAAGTTTCAGTCTTGTTGATTTGGTCAGCAGTAGCAACGGCTGATGAATGACCAGCAACAATCACACCAAAGTTATTAGCATTGGTTCCACCAGTTGTGGAAGGACCAGTACCAACTTTAGGCAGGTTGTTAGATACATGAACTTTAAAGCCATGCAGGTTATTCAGAATCAAACCATTCTGCAAACCAGAACCACCAAAGTCTGAATCAAACAGACGTGAGTCTTCGTCTTTCAGCAGTTCAACAAACACTGGGTCAACAACCAACCAACGTCCCTGAGAGTCTACGTTTTGCAGGTCAAGTTGACGTGCCATACGTGCAACCACAGTAAGTGGGTTAGCTACACCAGCAGTTGTAGGAACTGCTTCTGATGCGCGAGGCTTCAGACCGACACAGTTAGCAGCATTACCTGCGTTGAAGTCGGATGCGTTTAGCTTCATGCTTGCCAGCAGTTCATCAGAACCAGCAGTAGTCACAGCCTTTGTACCGTTAATTACGTTGTTTACGGTGTCTGGTGTACCACTGATTGCAGACTGCTTGAAGCCTGACAGGTAGCCAAGAACATCTTGGTCAAACTGGTCGGCTAGGCGGTATGCGGCACGGTTGCTTGAGAGAGACTCAAAGTTTACGTGCGAATGTGCTTCTTCAATGTCGTCAACTTTAAACGCAAAGTAGTTTGCTTTGTCAACGGTCAGTGTGAAGTCTTCATCGTCAAGGTCTTGCGGAGTAATGGTAGTACCACGCTCGTAAGCCTTAACAGTGATTTCGGGTTCCTTGATGATTTTAACTGAATCACCAAAGTTTGCGATTTCACCAAAGTAGTCGTTATTCGTAATCGCGTCACAAACAGCGGCCTTGCGGAATGCAAGCTGCACCTG